AACCTTGCTGATTATTTGGTCTTCTATTCCACATCTAATATTATCTATAATTTTTTGCATCATCATCTCCTTATATTGTCCACATATTAACATCATTGAAAGTATCATAATAACTTACATCTAAACCTATATTCCATGCTTTATCTATATTCTGTCTTTGCACTTTTTCTAATTGCAAAAGATATCTATTAGCATTTGTTTTTGTAATATCGTCATTATTGTACAAATCAAATATGACAATTCTTGCATCATCAATAGCTTGAATTTGCTTTATATAAGCATATTGAGTTGGGCTATGGTCTTCTAAAAAAGCATGCTCTATTGCCATACCTTTTCTTTGTCTGTAACTCTTATTATTGACTAACTCCATTTTTTTCTCCTATAAAAAGTTTTATACATATAAAAATATATAGTTATTAATTATCATAAGTCAACACATTATGTGTAGAAAAGTAAAAAAATCTTTAAATTACTGTTTTTATTGTTAAATTAAGATATGCTTAATAGAACTCAATTTGCAAAACTACTAAAAGGAGGCAAAACAATGGACCATGGAAAGAAGAAAAAAGGCATGAAAAAGGCAACTATGAAAAAAAAGCCAATGAAAAAAGGTAAGAAAAAGGGTTTATATGGAAAAAAATAAGGAACAACAAGACGTTACAATCAATGTAACTGGTGTTTCAATGTCTGGGGAGACGGATTTAAATGAACACAATAGAATTACTAAACCTGATAAAGAAGAAACTGAAGGAGAAAAAAGCTGAAATAGCATTTGATATGGTTGAAGGTCGTATGACTGATTTCAACCAATATCACAAAAACGTCGGGATGTCAGAGGGTTTAGAAATATCCTCTGAGATTATAGACGAAACAATAAAACAAATAGACAAGGAGATGTAACCATGACTCATCATCATGCAATTATAACTGATAGTGTTACAAAAGCATCTATTGGTTCAAACCAACTACCAAGACCTATGAATTGGAAGGTCTTAATCCAACCAAATGATATCAAAGCTGAAACCAAAGGTGGTATACTTTTGCCTGATAAGGTTAAGGAAAATGAGCAAATACTTACTGCTCATGGTACTGTTATGGCAGTAGGGGAGCTTGCCTATCGTGAAAGAGAGACAGGTGAAAGATGGAAACAAGAGATTGTTCCACAAGTAGGTGATAAAGTCACTTATGGCAAATATGCAGGACAAAAAATTGTCGTTAATAATGTTAGATTTTTATTATTAAATGATGATGAAATCACAGCAATATTGCCTGATGGTGTTGAAGTCACAGCTTACGTTTAATTTGGAGTGAAATATGGAAAATACAGAAAAAACCATTGATGATATCAATGAAGAAATAAATCAAGAAATTCAAAAAACAAAAGGTAAAGATTCTGAAGTTGAGTTAGAAATAACTGAAAATACTGAAGAAAAGCCAAAAGAAGTTGATAAAGATACTTTATCTGAGGAAGATAAGAAACAATACAGCATAAATGTGCAAAATCGTATAAAAAAACTTATATCTGAAAAGAATAAGTCTCAAGAAGAAACTGCTCAACTTCAAAGTAAACTTGATGCTATGGCAAAAAGACTTGAAAAGATTGAAGTTAAAAATGAAAAACAAGGTCAAGAGGCTATTCAAGAACACTACAATCTTACAAAAAAAGCTTTAGCAAAAGCTATTGAAGAAGGTGATACAGAGGCTCAAATAAAGTTTAATGAAGAGCTAGTTGATTTAAAAACATCTTTAGCTTTGCAAAGAATGGAAAAAGCATCTAGGCAAAATGCTGTTTCACCAACTGTGGGTAAGGCTCAACAAGTAGCTACTAATCCTACACCACCTCTGGCACAGCAATGGTGGAAAGAAAATAATTGGTTTAATGCAAAAGGTTTTGAGCAAGAAACAGCATTAGCAAGAGCTATTGATGTTCAGCTTGATATTGAAGGGTTTGATAAAAACTCACCTGATTATTACAGAGAACTAAATAGTCGTTTACAAAAGAGATTTCCTGAGATAATATCAGGGGAAAGTGTTACTACTAAACCAAGAGCAAATAGTAGACAAGCAGTTGCACCAACTACAGGTGGCTCAGTTTATAAAGGTAACAGAATTAAAGTCTCTAAGGATGAACTTGCTATGGCTAGAGAATTAGGTATCACAGACCCTGAAGCATTGAAAAAATATGCTAAGGAAATACAATCAGTTAAAACTAGGAGGGATAACTAATGTCTATAAATAGAAATGTTCGTGATGAGAACTTGAGGATGTCAATAAGAGATGAGGAAAGTAGACCTCAAACAACTTGGACACCTCCTGCATTGTTGGATGCCCCAGATGCACGACCGGGGTTCATTCAGCGTTGGGTTGCTACCACAATACAGGGTAAAGATACTCCTGACAATGTGTACAAGCGTATGCGTGAAGGTTGGGAGCCGAGAAAAGCTAGTACAGTAAAAGACCAAAAATTTCCAACTATCAACCATGGTCAATGGGCAGGTTGTATAGGCATTGAGGGAATGCTTTTATGTGAGATGCCTTTAGAAAAGCACAAAGCTATGAAGGACTATTACAAAGGAAAAAGCAATGACCAAAATGAAGCCCTTACTGGTGAGCTAGATTCTCTAGGTCGTAAAACTGGAACTCCATTCTTTCAAGAAAGGAAATCCAGTACAAGTCGTGGTAGAGAAAATTTATCTGCCATGGAGGATTAACGCTTAACAGAAGGAAGGAAACATTATGGCAAATCCTAATTCACCTTATGGTTTTAAGGTCCTTCGTCACATGAGTGGTAATGCACCAAGAGCAAACAAATATACTATTACATCAGGTTTAGCAGAAAATATTTTTACTGGTGACCTTGTAATTCTTACAGCAGATGGAGTTATAACACCTCATACTGCAACAGAAACAAACAATATAGGTGTTTTTGCAGGTGTATCTTACACAGCAAGTGATGGAGAATATGTTTATTCAAAATATTGGCCGTCAGGCACAGTAGCAACAGATATTGTGGCTTATGTGTATGATGACCCATATATTGTTTATAGAGTGCAATCAGCAGGCACACCTGCACAAACCAACATTGGAAATTGTGCTGATGTGGTTGCAGACGCAGGCTCTACAACAACAGGTCAGTCTGGTTTCAATTTAAGTGGAACTATGTCTAACGGAACAGCAACTTGCAAAATTATTGGACTTTGGGAAGACCCATCAAATAGTTTTGCTCAATATGCACAGCTTGAAGTACTCATCAATGAGCACTTACTCAAAGCTACTGCAGGAATATAAGGAGAGTAATTTATGTCTATGAATAGAGCACAATTTGCTAAATTGCTTGAGCCCGGATTGAATACTCTCTTTGGTCTTGAGTACGACTCATATCCTGCTGAATATCAGGCTGTATTTGATGCAAACACTTCAAATAGAGCTTTTGAAGAAGATGTATTATTAACAGGTTTTGGAAATGCACCAACAAAAGATGAAGGTGCACCAATCTCTTATGATTCAGCTTCACAAGGATACACAGCAAGATATCAACATGAAACAGTAGCATTAGCGTTTTCAATAACTGAAGAGGCAGAAGAGGATGGATTATATGGTTCAATCGCTTCAAGATATACTAAAGCATTAGCAAGAAGTATGTCAGCCACTAAAGAAATTAAAGCGGCTAATATCTTAAATAATGCTACATCAGCAGGTATTTATGCAGGTGGTGATGGAGCGGCTTTACTAAGCACAGCACACCCAACGCAAAGTGGTAACCAGAGTAATACTTTGGCAACCGCGGCTGATTTATCAGAAACATCAATCGAATCACTTTTAATTCAGATTGCTGATATGAAAGACGATAAAGGTTTAAGAATAGCGGCTCAGGGAACAATGTTAATTATCCCAACTGCTTACACCTTTACTGCTCAAAGAATATTGGATAGTGAGTTAAGAGTAGGTACTGCAGATAATGATATAAATGCATTAAGAAGTGGTAGATATATGCCACAAGGTTATCACATTATGAGAAGACTTACAGATAGTGATGCATTCTTTATCAAAACTGATGTGCCTGATGGACTTAAAATGTTTCAGCGTTCACCACTTAAAAGAGGTGTTGAAGGCGATTTTGAGACAGGCAATGTTCGTTATAAGGTTCGTGAAAGATACTCTTTTGGTTTTACTGACTGGAGAGGTGTCTTTGGAACAGAGGGCGCGGCTTAATCGCAAACTAGGGTGGGTTTCACAGCCCACCCATCATAATTAACCTTGACTACGAAAGTAGACAATAGCCAAGACAAGGAGAATTAACATGGCTAAATCAACCTTTTCAGGTCCAGTTGTATCTAATAATGGATTTATGCAACTTGGAGCTAATAATGTAAAAAATATTACAGCAGAAACTACTTTAACAGTAGATGCACACGCAGGTCGTATTATTGAGGTCAATGATGCAGATGGTGTTATAACACTACCTACAATTAAATCAGCAGAAATTGGTGCTAAATATACTTTTCTAATTCAAACAAACATGACAGGAAAGATTAAAACAGATGGCACAGATAAATATGTTGGAAGCATCATGGTAGCAGTTGATGATGGTGCGAAAAAATCATTCGTGCCGGGAGCAACAAATGATGTCATTGATATGAACAATGGTACAAAAGGTGGTAAAGTTGGGTCTTACGTTGAGATTACAGCATTAGCCACAGCAGAGTACATGGTTCAGGGTGTTTTAATAGGTTCTGGTTCAGTAGCTACACCATTCGCTGACGCTTAATAGGGAGGATTAAATGGCTGATATAGTTTCAACCAAAATACTCTCTGAAAATGTTAGGGAAGTTGTATATCAATTCAACTATCAATATATTGACACAGGCAATGAAAGTGCAGTTCAAAAAGTAGATGCATCAACTTTGGCTGTTGCTAGTAATGGCGATAGTTGTACTGGTCTTAGAATACAAGATGTTACATTCAATGTATCTGGGATGACAGTTCAAATCCTAAAAGATGGTGATACTCAAGACCCAATGATGTTGAATTTAACAGAAGACCAAAGTGGTTACTTTGATTTTTCAAAAACTGGTGGATTGCCTTCAACAACACAATTAACAGAGGCAACAAGAACATATGCTGTAACTGTTGTAAATTCTGGAGGTAATAAATTTGCTTTGGGTGGTGTAACTGCCCCTGCAATAAACCTACTAAAAAATCACACTTATGTATTTGACCAGTCAGATAATACAAATGCTAACCACCCCATAGCATTCAAGCAAGGTGCAGGTGGTGCAACATATACAACTGGGGTTACAACTGTTGGTGTGCCCGGTCAAGCAGGTGCGAAAACAACTATTGTGACAACTGCTGATACACCAGATTTGTATTATTATTGTACACAACATGGCGAAGGTATGGGAAATACTGCAACATTGGTTAATCCAACTGGTGACATATTATTCACTACAACTGGTGCAGGTGCAACATCTGACTCTTACCAAATAGTAATGAGACTAAAGAAAAACTATAAGGTACAGTAATGGCAACATCTGGAACAGTTACATTCAGACCTAATGTTGAAGAGATAATAACAGAGGCTTATGAAAGATGTGGTATTGATATTCAAACAAGAACTGGGTATCAAGCCATATCTGCCAGAAGAAGTTTAAATTTATTATTCTCAGAGTGGGCGAATCGTGGGATTAACTATTGGACAGTACAGCAAAGAACATTAAATTTAACAGCAAATACATCTTCGTATGACTTGCCTGCAGGTGTACTAGACTTGTTAGATGTGGTTATTTTTGATAGTGCAGATGCTACAAGAACAGACACTATAATAAATAGGGTCACTATCTCAGAGTATAACCAGATACCTAATAAATCTGACACAGGTAAACCTAATCAATATATGCTTGATAAAGGTAGGCAAAGTGGTTCAAACAATATTTATAAAATATTTTTATGGCAAACGCCTGATAAAAGTACATATAAATTAAATTATTGGTCTATGAACCAATTAGAGGATATTACTGCATCTAATGAAGACACAGATATACCTTATACTTGGTCAGAATGTATATGTGCAGGGTTAGCAAGTAAACTATCAGTAAAGTTTGCACCAGATAAATTCCCACTACTAAATAGCTTATACAAAGAAGCTTTTGAATATGCATCATCTAATGATAATGATGGTGTAGGACTTAAAATTCAACCAACAGGGCTTAATTTGGTATAATGGCAACTAAATTTGCATCAGGTAAAAAATCTAAAGCAATCAGCGATATATCTGGTTTTGAGGTTAGATACACACAATTAAAAACTACATGGGATAATTTAAGAGTAGAGCCATCAGAGTTTGACACTAAACATCCACAACTTACACCTGCAAGAAATGTAACTGATGCAACTGCACTAAGAAATCCAAGACCTCTTACTGACCCTGAAAATGTAGAAATATTAATTGGCTTTACAAGCTCAATAACATTATCAAGAGTATTAAGGTCTCAACAAGCACCAGTAGGAATTAATACATTTGGTAGGATTGGTCATGTAGGCATATCTTTAGATGAACCAGTTACAGGTGTAAGTGGTACTGGAGCAATTGGTACTGCACAAGCAGGTATTGGTGTCAATGGTGCAAATGCAACTGGTAATATAGGTAATGCCAACCCAGAAGATGAAGTAAGTGTTCAAGAACAAGGAGTTGCAGGTGATGGTGAGGTAGGTGCAATAGCATTAGGTGCTACATCAACAGGTGCAAGTGCTAATGGTAATATAGGTACAATCTCACTAATTTTTGATAGAATATTTGACCAAACAGGTGTAAATGCTACTGGAGCATTAGGTGAAGAAACATTTGATGTAAGAACAAGTGCAATTACAGGTATTGCAGGCACAGGTGCTCTTGGAAGTGAAACTATTGGTTCAGAGCCACAAGCAACTGGTGTTGCAGGTACAGGTAACACACAACCAGTTGGTCAAGCAGGTGGTGGTTCATTCTCAATATCTACATTTGGTGTAGGTGTTGCAGGTATAGCAGGTACTGGTGTTGAAGTTGGTGAAGCAAATATAATAGAATCAAATCAAACTGGTTGGAACAAGAATGAATTTGGTTATGGTGTATGGGGTGGTGATGGAAATATTGAGGGCATAAGTGGTATTGGCACAGTTTCTATTGATATATTCAAAGGACCTAATCCTGTTAATTCTGTATCTGGCACAGGTACAATTGGAACAGAAGTACCACAAGCTATTACTGGTACAATAACTGGTATCGCAGGTACTGGTGCAGTTGGTACATTGTCTATTGGAAACGAAGTTTCTGCAACTGGTGTAGCAGGTACTGGAACAACTGGAACAGAGGTTGTTTCTATAGATGGTGGTTGGAGTGAAGGTGCATGGAACGTAGGAACATGGAGTAATTAAATGAATTTTACACAATTAAAAACAAATATACAAAATTTTATAGAAGATGATTCAACTGAATTTGATACATCTATACCAGAAATAATTAAACAAGCAGAAAACATGATATTTGCAAGATTGCCTAATTTACCATGTTATAGACAAACGCAGACTGGTAATTTTGTTATAGGCACACCAACAATAAATGTTGCAAATGCAAGAATGGTTAGACAAGTTCAATTAACCACAGCATCTAGTAATGTTGTTTATTTAAAACATAGAACAGATAGTTATATAAAAGATTTTAGACCTAATGTATCAACACAAGGACAACCAGAATTTTATGCTACAAAAAAAGCTACAACCTCTGGTATACAAGTATTAGTAAGTCCTGTGCCATCTGCCACATTAGCATTTGAGGTAGATTTTATAGGTCTTGAAACAGGATTATCCGTATCTAACAGTAATAGTTGGATAGGAGATAATGCAGAGCAAGTTTTATTATCTGCTTGTCTTTATGAAAGTTCTTCTTTTCTTAAAGCACCAGATACTGTAAACTTGTATAAACAGCAATTTGATGAAGCAATAGCATTGTTTCAACAAGAAATGGCTCGTAATTATGCTAGTGAATACGAGGCAGGAATATAAGGAGATAAATTATGGCAATAGTACAAGCAATGTGTACTTCATTTAAAGCTGAAATATTAGATGAAGGACACGATTTAGTCGCTGATACCTTAAAAATTGCATTATATACAAGTAGTGCAAATTTAGGTGCAGGAACTACAGCATATTCCACAAATAATGAAATATCTGGTACTGGATATTCTGCAGGTGGAGTAACATTAACTAACAAAGCAGTATCAACCACAGGAACAACAGCACATTTTGATGCAGATGACCCTACATGGACAGGTGCATCTTTTACAGCAAATGGTGCTTTAATCTACAACAGTTCAAATAGTGATAAAGCTATTGCAGTATTGGCTTTTGGTGGTGATTTTACTGTAGCATCTGGAACATTTAGAATTGTTTTTCCAGCGGCAGGAGCAACTGGTATTATAAGGATAGATTAATATGGCTAGTACATACACAGCCAATAATGGCATTGAAAAAATAGGTTCTGGCGAACAAGCAGGAACTTGGGGTAACACCACTAATCTTAATCTTGATATTATAGATAGAATATTAAATGGTGTTGGAACGATAACTTTATCTGGCACAACCCATACTTTGACTACAACTGATGGCACATTATCTGATGGTATGTATGCAGTTCTAGTTTTAGCAGGTAGTCCAAGTGGAACAAATACAATAACAGTTTCACCAAATGACCAAGACAAGGTATTTATTGTTCAAAATGGCTCTGGTCAAAGTGCAATATTTACACAAGGCTCTGGTGCAAATGTAACTGTGCCAAATGGCAGTAAAAAAATAATTTATTGTGATGGTGCAGGTAGTGGAGCCGCGGTTGTAGATGTTACTGATTCTTTAGATTTATCATCTTTAAAATTAGGTGGTACTGCTCTTACTGCAACAGGTGCTGAGTTAAATATCATGGATGGAGGTACAAGTGCTACTGCAACTACAATAGTAGATGCAGATAGAGTTGTATTAAATGATGATGGTACAATGAAACAAGTAGCAGTTACAGATGTGGACACATATGTTACATCTAAAGCCTTTGTTGTAGGCACTACTGTAACTTCTGCAACTCATACAGAAACACCATCAGCAGGTAAATCAATATATTTAAGAGTTAATTGTGCAAGTAATAACGTAGCTTTAACATTGGCAGTTGGTAATTTATCTGTAGGTCAATACATTGTTGTTGATAAAATAGACACAAGTAATAATACATTGACGATAACATATCCTGCTAACTCACAAGGTTTAAGTCTAGGTAATGCAGTTGAATTTGCTTCAGCCTTTTACAATGGAACACATTTTAGTTATATTGAAACAGTTAAATCGTAGGAGTAAAAAATGCCTGTACCATTTATATCAAATTTGGGTTTCACCACAGTTGATACTGCAGGAACATTAAATACTGAAGCAGGTGCAAAAGATGCCTTACCAGTACAATATTACAAATTGATTGGAGATATTGAAGGTCAATTAGTAATAAATAACAATGCAAATCATGCCAAAATTATATTAGATATGAATAACAGAACTCTTGTAGGTGCAGATGGTTCATCTTCAGCAGTATCGCCTATTCAATATAATGGCACAGGAACAGTTGAATTAAAAGGTGGTGGTCTGATTACTGGTGGTGGTCAAAGTTCTATTACTGCAACTGGAACAGGTAATGCGACAGATATAGCAGGTATATCTGGTTTAAATGTTACTGCATCAGACGCAAATGGACCTCATTATTATAGAGCAGGTCATACAAGTGGACAAAGATATTGGACTTCTAATCAATACAAATATATTCAATTACCTTTTTATAATTCAAGTTCTAGTTTGGTTACAATGTCAAGTGTATTGACTGGTGGTGTTTTTCAAAATTATAACAACTCAAATAGTGGTATGAATTTTGGTTCATTTGGTAGTGTTTCAAGATTTGGTATGTCGCATTCTGCAGGAACTGGTACTATTGTCGAGGTTAATTATAGAATACAAGGTGGTAATTCTGGTAACACTTTAACACCAACTGTAATAGGTAGTGGTTCTTTATCAACATCAAACATTACAGCTATTAATAATTTACAAAAAGTTTCATCTACGTTTGCTTTTGGAGGTTCTGGCATAATACACACAGGAAATAATGTATGTGTCATATGGAACACATATTCAGATAGACAAGGTGCATTTACAGGTAGACATCAATATGGTCAATCATATATAGGTACTAATACATCAGGTACTGTATTTGCCTATGGCTTAAGGTCTGGTGGTATTAGTGGAGGAACTGCAAATATTACAATTACAAACAATTCTGGTTCTGCAGTAACAATAACAGCAGGTGGTAGTTGGTCAGCAACATCATTATCAAATGGTGCTACACAAACATTTAGCAACACAAACTTTTTAAATTCAACAGATTATAATAATAGACAACAATGGTCATTTACTGGTGCATCTTCAGCAATAGCAGATATCGCGGCTTCTGGTACTGGTAATGCTACAGTACAGATAGCAGATGGTGGTGGTGGTGCTGATGGAACAGTTGTAATAGCAATCAATGGTTCTACTTTTACAGTTACCAATAACAATAGTAATCCAATAAATATTGTAGCAGGTACTGGTTCTGCTAATATTGGTGCAACATCAACTGCATCATTTACAGGTTCTGGTACAGGTTGGAGTTATACTGGTAAAAAACCAACAGAAAATTCAGATAATGACCCTTTTTCAACTGCTGTTGCATTTAGTGGCACAGGTGTTACAAATAATTCAGATGGTGTACCAACTGCAGGTATTGATACCACAAACTTTACAGGTGAATTTAGTAGGACAAAAACATAATGGCTGAAACAAAAAAAAGAGGCAGACCAAAGAAAAGAGCAAGAACTTCTAAAGGAAGATTTGTTGCAGATAATCCAAATACACCACAAAATGAAGCATACGTTGTAGAAAATACAATTATGGAAAGGTTAAAAGGATATGCCAAAAAAATTAGAGAAATCTTCACAATACGAAAAGTATGATACCAATAATGATGGAATAGTGTCGGATGAAGAATTTGCTCATATGGCAGACATTAAAAAGCTAGAGCATGATTTACGAAAGCAAAGGGCACAAAGACGTATGGCAACAGCTAGTTTGGTTGCAATGGCTACTTTTACTATTGCTATGTTCTTGGTCGATATCGAAAGAGTTAAAGCACTTGCCGATATTAGCAATCTTTTCTATATCACTGGTGGTGGCATTGTGTCTGTATATATGGGTGCATCAGCCTTTATGAGTAGGAATGGTAAATGAAACCTGC